AGAATGGCAGCATAATAAAACACCTATCCAACAACAAATAAAAATATTAGCAGAGATTTGTTCTGAAATAAACGATAGTATAGAATCTATAGAACACATATATTACAGTGTGGAAAATAACACTTTAGGCGAAGCAGCATTGGTAGTAATTAATGAATATGGCGAAGAAAATTTTAAAGGTATTTTCTTAAGTGAGCCAAAAAAGCAAGGAACTTCAAGAGTATATAGAAAAGGATTTAACACTACAAACAGATCTAAACTTACAGTATGTGCTACTTTTAAAAACTTAGTTGAAACCAAAAAATTAAAATTAGCCAGTAAACCTTTAGTAAGCCAATTAAAAAATTTCATTGCATCAGGAGGTAGTTATGCTGCTAAATTGGGGGAAAAAGATGATCTTGTTATGTCGTTATTGTTAACAGTGCGAATGGCAGTTTTAATACGAGAATTCGATGCAAGTTTAGATGACAGAATGCCTCAAGATGAGCAAGAATTAATACTACCCATGCCCTTTTTAATGTCTTAAGTTTAGTAAAAATTAACTAAATAATATATTATGATTACTATTAAAGAAATAGCCAAAGAAGTTTATGATAAAATAGCAAATGTTTATCAACATGGTTTTCAGATGAAAGATGAAAACGGAAAAGATACAACAAAACCCAGTGATGCTAAACTTTTTATATTTCCTTTTTTAAAAGGCCATGATTTCAGTCAGATTATGGTTACATTAAGTGACGGTACAGATGATCAACAAGATGAAAAACATAATGGAAAACTTAGTGTTCAGTATTACGAAAACATTGACAAATACTTAACACCAGCCCTTAAAGAGCAATGGAAGAATTTTAGATCAGGTTTAAAAGATATTGCAATTAGAAACCTGTGGGATTACGATGATCAAAACATCAGTAGGCCTGCTTTTACTAAAAAACCAGAAACAGACAAAACTGATATTACAATTGATAACTTAAAACACAAAACAGACATCGCGGAAAGTTTAACTGGAACTTCTAGAACAAGCTATCAAAATTTAGGTCCAGTGAGAATTATTGCTAGACATTTTAAAAAAATAGATCCTGAACAGTCTGGAGCAAGGTCAAGAAACATTGGTAATTTGTTTATAGAAACTGCTGAAGGTGAACGATTTAAATGCCCAGAAGGCACTACATTAAACGGCGCAAGAGCAATAGCAAGACATTTTAAAAATGGTGGCAATTTACAAGATGACTTTGGCCAACATATTACTACCATCATTAAAGAAATGCATGATTTAAGATTTTTTGTTAGAAATATGCGGGGAAAAACATTTGAAGATGTAGATACAAACAACATGGTACAAACTGCTATAGATCATTATGGTGATTTGCATAGAACATTGTTTAGCCTTAGAGGACAAAGAGGATATAACCAATATAAAGAACTTTGGGAACCTGAACAAGATTCAGATAATACTTTTGATTTAATTGAACTAAAGGAAAAATTTAGTAGAAAAGTGTTTGACGAAAGACTTACAGTAGCATTGCCTATTGTTGATAAATTATATAAAAAAGCCAAAAGCCGAGAGTTACAAGAATTTGAGGATTGGTCATCTGACATAATTGAAGAAATAGAAAACAATCCAATAGATAAACAAAATACTGAACAGATAAGTCAAAAAGCTGATATTGAAGAAAATATTTTTGACAACGAGGATATTGATCCTAAGATTCAAAGTATATTAGACAAAAATGGTTTTCTATACAACATTGAAGATGGTACAGTTTTTTTTGATAGCCAGGAAGAAGTAGAAAGAGCCAAAGATTTCTTTGCTGCGGAAGATCCAAACATGGAATTTCCCAAAATGGGCGTTAGCAACTATAATTATGGATTGTATGGTGCCACTACTAACGATCGAGAAATCGTAGACCAAAGACCAATGGAAGAATCTAAAAATAATATTTTGGATATGATAAAATTGGCGGGTTTAGCCAAATAGTTTGATTTCTATTTAAGAAATTTGTATAGTACTCCTGTGCATTACAAATTTATATCTTTTCATTGACATGATAAATATATTTGTTATATAATTGCAAGGTGCAGTTATATATCTAGGCACATATTAAGACCATCTTAAGGAGAAAACATTATGGCAACTTCATTGGCAGACATTAGGGCAAGACTTCAGGCACAAGCAGATCGTTCAAGTGGTACCGCAACAGTATCAGACAATGCAATTTATGCACATTGGAACATTGCAGAAAATACAATTGCACGAGTAAGATTCCTTCCAGACGCTAATCCCAAAAATACTTTCTTTTGGATTGAACGAGCAATGATTAAATTGCCGTTTGCGGGTATTGAGGGACAACCAGACAGCAAACCAGTTACAGTACAAGTTCCTTGCGTAGAAATGTGGAACGACACCTGTCCTATTCTTGCTGAGGTTCGTACTTGGTTTAAAGATCCAAATCTTGAGGATATGGGTCGTAAATATTGGAAAAAGCGTTCATATCTATTTCAAGGATTTGTAAGGGACAATCCTTTGTCAGATGACAAACAGCCTGAAAATCCTATCCGTAGGTTTGTAATTAGTAGTCAGATTTTTAACCTAATTAAAAATGCACTTATGGATCCAGAACTAGAAAATTTACCTACAGATTATGATGCTGGACTTGATTTCAATATTAAAAAGATTAGTAAAGCAGGTTATGCTGATTATAATACTAGCACTTGGGCTCGTAAAGAATCCGCACTAACTGCACAAGAACGCGAAGCTATTGAAAAGTTTGGACTTTATAATCTATCTGACTTTTTGCCTAAACGGCCTGAGGCCAATGATTTGGCGATTATGAAAGAAATGTTTGAAGCAAGTGTGAACGGTGAACCATATCAAATGAAATGGGCAAGCCATTTTAAACCAATGGGAGTTAACCTTAATACTAATTCTAGCTCAACTAGTACAACTGCAACTGCAGTAGATGTAGATGATGAACCAGAAACAGTTATTAAACCAGTAGCAACTGCTCGCGTTACTCCTAAAACTACAGTGACCGCTCCAGTATCAGTAGACGAAGATGAAGATCCCCCATTTGATCCTGATCCAGTTGTTAAGCCAGCTAAATCCAGCAGTCAACGAGCTGAAGATATTTTAGCAATGATTCGCAATAGGCAAAAACAATAATAGCAGCACAAGGGCGTTTATACGCCCTTTTTTAAAGGATAAAAAATGGCACGAACTTCAAAAGTAAATGAGAACTTTTCTTTAATTTATAACAGCAGGGAAGACCAAACCGGCGATACAGTAATGGATATTGATGTTAGGTTCGATAACCCAAAAGATGATTCAGTTCTTATTAAACATTTAAATTTGTGGCTAACGGCAATCGGGCGTACAGACATCGTAGTATCACCCAAAGAACATAAGTTGGGTATGTAATAGAGGAATAAAATATGTCAACAAAACCATTTGATATTAGTAAATTTAGAAAAAGCATTACCAAAAGTATTGATGGAATTAGTATTGGGTTTAAAGACCCCACTGATTGGGTCAGTACTGGAAACTATGCATTGAATTACCTTATTAGCGGTAATTTTGATCGTGGTGTCCCATTGGGAAAAGTTACTGTATTTGCAGGTGAGTCTGGTGCAGGTAAAAGCTTTATCTGTGCAGGAAATTTAGTGCGAAATGCACAACAACAAGGCATTTATGTGGTGCTAATCGATACAGAAAATGCACTGGACGAAGCTTGGCTTAAGGCCTTGGATGTAGATACATCTGAGAAAAAACTGCTTAAACTAAACATGGCAATGATTGATGATGTTGCTAAAATGATTAGTGAATTTGTAAAAGAATATAAAACACTACCAGCAGATGATAGGCCAAAAGTATTGTTTGTACTAGATAGTTTAGGTATGCTACTTACACCTACAGATGTAAATCAATTTGATAGTGGTGATCTTAAAGGTGATATGGGTCGTAAACCCAAAGCACTAACCGCTTTAGTAAGAAACTGTGTGAATATGTTTGGTGATCTTAACATTGGACTAGTGGCCACTAATCATACTTACGCAAGCCAAGATATGTTTGACCCGGATGATAAGATCAGCGGTGGTCAAGGTTTTATCTACGCAAGTAGTATTGTAGTGGCAATGAAAAAACTTAAACTAAAAGAAGATGAAGAAGGTAATAAGATTTCCGAAGTAAGAGGTATTCGTGCTGCTTGTAAAATTATGAAAACAAGGTATGCTAAACCGTTTGAAAGTGTACAGGTTAAAATTCCTTATGAGACAGGTATGAATGTCTATAGTGGACTAGTAGATCTATTTGAGGGCAAAGGGTATTTTACTAAAGATGGCAATAGGCTTAAATACAGCCTAGTAGATGGTACTGAATTGAAATTATTCCGTAAAGAATGGGAAAGAAACGATTCAGGATGTTTGGATCAGGTTATGCAAGATGTATTAAAAAATCCACACAAACAATCTGCTATTGAAAATAGTGAGGTTACCAATGACAATTGATATTGAAGTTTTAGCTGAAGTATATAGTATTCTAAAACAATATATTCCCAGTAAAGATCGTCAAGAAGCTGCTGATACTCTTATGAGTACATTAGTGGATGTTTTAGGCGATCAAGAACTTAAAGAGTTCGGCACAGTGGATGTATATACTAAACGAAGCTATGATGAATATAGTGGCAATATTGATGATAGTGATGACGACGAATACGACGAATAATGTGGTACAATCAAATCGTACAGGACTTAGGAAATATTCCTGAGTTTATTGCCTATTATGAAAATGAACTGAATAAAGCCAAATACGATTGTACGATTAAAGGAAATTTAGAAAAAAATCTTGCAGCACTTCCAGGTATAACTGAACAACGATTTAATCAATTGCAAGAAATAGAAGCAGTTCTAAATTTCCTTAATCTACAACTTAAAAAAATCCGCAAACGACACTTTCAAAAATATTTAGAAAATTACGCTAGAGCACTGACAAGTAGAGATGCAGAAAAATATGCCGATGGCGAACAAGAAGTTGTAGATTTCGAAACCATTATTAACGAAGTTGCTCTACTTCGTAATAAATGGTTAGGAATAATTAAAGGCCTTGAAAGTAAGAACTTTATGATGGGCCATGTGGTGCGTCTCAGGACTGCAGGTATGGAAGATATTACTATTTAAAAAATTCTGTGCTGCAGTCTAGTTCTATAACTTTTGGCTTTATACTCAGCAATCTTAATTGTAAAGCCTAAAATTTTATTACCAATTATTTTCAATAGTTCCATGATGATAAATGCTTTCTCTCAAATTCTTTGGTTAAAAATTCTATTTCTGCTACACTCTGTGGGTTATGACGCTCAATGTAAACTTCAATTATAGATTTATAGTTTGTTTCAAGTAACTTTTCAAGCCATTTTACTAACATCATTTTTAAGTCCTCTTTGTCTATAGTATTTAGTCAATTTTATTGCAATGCAGCATTTTTGCTTATAATAAATAGTATTTTAAGGATTGTTTATGTTACCAACTCTACTCAGTAATGAGGCAATAAAAAAACTATTGCTACTAGCAGAACACACTCCATCAGGTGCATTTGTAGAGATAGGGGTTTATAAGGGTGGGAGTGGTTGGCATTTGAGTCAGTTAGCTGAAATACAGAATAGAGACATTTATCTTTATGATACATTTGAAGGTTTACCTTATCATAGCAGTATAGATAAACATAAAGCAGGAGAATTTAATCATGCTTCATATGATGATATTGTAAATGCAATTCCATATGCAACAATTGTAAAAGGAATTTTTCCTAACAGTGCAGTGGAGATGGGTGATATAGCATTTGTTCATTTTGATTGTGACCAATATCAATCAATAAAAGAAGGTGTTGAATATTTGTTACCAAGAATGGTAAAAAATGGTATTATGTTATTTGATGATTATAATTGGTTAGAAGGAGCTACCCTAGCAGTAGACGAATTGTTTGGCAAAAATAATTTACATTTTGTAGGTGCACCACATGCCAACAATTTGGATAGAGTGTATAAAATTATTTAAAAAACTGTTTGACTTTTATTAGTAAGATATGTACAATAGACAGTGTTGTAAGTAGTGAATGCCCCTGTAGCTTAGTGGAAGAGTAAAGGAATTAGCAGGATAGTTTAACGGTAAAACGGCGGGCTTATACCCCGTAGCAACAGATAATTGGCTGATCCCGGTTCGAATCCGGGTCCTGCTACCAAATTTACCAGGAGCATTAAGATTTCAGGGCCTCTAGCTCATGTTGGTTAGAGCAGCGAACTCATAATTCGTTGGTGCTCGGTTCGACTCCGAGGGGGCCCACCATTAAATTATTTTAGTGCATAATTTTAAATATATTGACAAATAATTATTAAGAAGTTATAATAGATGAATAGAAAATAAGTTTTTAGCCAGTATGGAGAAATTGGTAAACTCAGTGGACTTAAAATCCACCGGCCTAATCAGCCTTGCCGGTTCGAGTCCGGCTACTGGCACCAAATTTTTTTGTTTGAAAAAAAGAGTTATTGACATAAAAGACTAAATAAAATACAATAGGTATATGATGATTAACACACTATCCACTTTTAAGTTTGTACATGAGCCAAGTTTTGAGGCCTATCAGCCACAAGATTGGACAATGTGCACTCGTATTAGTAATGGTGCATCAAAGCCCGGGAGGGTCCTTAAAGGATAAGTGTAAAAAAACACAAATCGTTTAAGGACCCCAGGATTAAAAACCCTGGGGTTTTTGTTTTTGTAGTAAGTGTTAAAGGGAACGCGACCCTGCCTGCACTATAAACATGGGCTTAATGAGGGCGGAGCCGAAGATGAGAGGCCAGTGGCGATAACACTGGTAGTAAAAATCGGCTGTATTTAAACAGATTGATTTCAGTCTATTTAAATACCAACATTCGTATCGAGTGTTGTAAATGCCCCGGTGGCTAGTGGAAATTGGTACACCTAATGGTCTTAGAAGCCATGCTTTTCTCGGTTCGAGTCCGAGCTGGGGCACCAGATATGGTCAGATATCTTAAGAGGAAGAGAGCATCCCTCATAAGGATGAAAGTGCAGCTTCGAGTGCTGCTCTGACCACCAGTTTTACTCCGATTGGGATAATAGGTAGTCCACCTCGTTTGGGGCGAGGAAGGTGCTGGTTCGAGTCCAGTGTCGGAGACCAGTTTTTTGGGAGTATAGCTCAGCGGTAGTAGCAAGATGCTTTTAACATCGAGGTCGGCGGGTTCGAATCCCCCTGCTCCCACCAGTTTATTATAAATAACCATTGTTAGGAATAAACATATGATTTCAGCCGATTCGCATATAATTGAACCTGTAGATTTAATAAAAAAATATGCTAGGTCTGAAGTTTTAATGCCAAAATTAGTAAGTAATTTTGAACAAAGTGAAGGTTACTTGATAGATGGATTTAAAGATATTATTTTTTTACGCTATCTTTATGGAAATAGAAAGTTAGATACAAAAATATATTGGTCAGATATACCCAAAGCTGCCTGGAACCCAGATGCACGAATTAATTACCAATATGATAAGATGTTGGATGCAGAAGTAATTTATCCGACTCTAGGCATGGTATTATTAAAGCACGAAGATTTAAATTATCAACGATGCTATTTTGATGCATACAATACTTGGTTATCAGAGTTTTGTTCAACTGACCCTAAACGACTGATAGGTATTGCTGTTATTCCTCATACAACCCCAGAGGAAATGTGCAAGTACCTAGAGAAAGTTCAAGATTTAAAACTGCCCGGTCTACTTTTACCTGCAAGTACTGAATTCGGTAATTTAAAATATAATATATTTTGGGAGGAGGTTGCTAATTTAAGGCTACCAGTGTCTTTTCATACTCATACTAGTTATCCAACCTGTATACCGAATATTGAACCTAAAATATCTTCATATTTGTCAGCACCTAGGGAAATACAAAATGTCTTATTTTCCTTAATATTTTCTGGCATATTGGAAAAATATCCAAATTTAAAGATAGTGTTATCTGAATCTGACATAGGCTGGGTGCCATATGTAATTAATAAAATGGATTATATGTTCACAACTAGGCAAGAGATTCCTTATAATATACAAATTTCACCTAGTATAATTATGGAAAGGCAAGTTTATCATACTTGGTTAAACGAAAGAATTCATTCAAATATTCTAAACAATTATAATAAGAATATTATGTATAGTAATGATTATCCTCATCCTGATTCTAATAACCTAACAAAACATCAAGTTTTAGAAAAATTCCTTATTGATGTAGATTCTAATCACAGCAAAAACATTTTAATAAACAACTGCCGAGAACTTTACGGTTTTTAAACAGAAAACAGTTCTGATGGGGTATAGTGTAACGGCAGCACCCTTCACTTTGACTGAAGTAGATCTAGTTCGAATCTAGATACCCCTGCCATATTTGCCTCTATAGTTAAATGGTATAACGCCGTGCTGATAACGCGGTATTTCTAGTTCGATTCTAGGTGGAGGCACCAAAAATATTTGACAGTATAAAAAATAGCATATATAATTTATGAATATTCCGAGGTGCACGGAGAGTAAAAAATGTTTTGGTAAAGCAACCGACTAAATAGTTAAAAGGATTACCAAAATGTTTAAGTGTAAATTTTGCTACAACTTAAGAAAAAATTCAAATAGTTTAAGAAATCACGAAAGACTTTGTAAAGATAACCCAGATAAACAAAAGACTTTTTTTCAAACTAATCCAGGTAAAGTTGCAGAAAAAAGAAAAGAAAAAGGTTACGAAAATCAATATACAAAAGCAAAAAAGTTAGGTATTCCTGCGCCTATAATAAGCGAAGAAACTCGTAAGAAAATATCAATTAAAACTACACAAAATAATTTAAATAGAGATAATTTGATTAAAGAAAAAATAAGTGATTCGATGAAAAAAGCTCACGCTGAGGGTAGAGCCTGGAATATTGGAAAAAGTAGATGGAATAATGAACCATCTTATCCTGAAAAATTTTTTATGCAAGTGATTCAAAATGAATTCAATGATAAAAATTATATTAGAGAATACCCATTTGGAATTTATTCTATAGATTTTGCTTGGCCAGATAAAAAAATAGCTATAGAAATAGATGGAGAACAACATTTAAGATTCGAGTCGTATAAAGAAAAGGATTTAAGAAAGGATGAATTGTTAAAAAATAACGGATGGTTAGTCTTGCGTATTCGATGGAAAGATATGTATAATGACACCAAAAGGTGGATAAAAATTGCTAAAATTTTGTAAAGTGAAACTTACTCCGCGATACCGTTCTAGGTGAGGCGGGTCTGACTGTTAATCAGAAATAGGTTGGTTCGAATCCAGCTCGCGGAGTAAGTTTCATTAAAAGGATTCTTTGATGCAGGGTGTAGCAGAGGTAGCTAGTCAGTCTCATACGCTGAAGGTCGGTGGTTCGAGTCCACTCCCTGCTTCAAAGTATCTTATTTGCCCCTATAGTTAAATGGTATAACAGTTGATTTGTAATCATCAATTCCTAGTTCGATTCCAGGTGGGGGCACCAAACAATTCCGGAGTAGTTCCAATTGGCTAGAACGGCAGCCTCCAAATCTGCATGATGGGAGTTCGAATCTCTCCTCCGGAGCCATCAAATGTGAGTGTGACCCGAAAGGCTAGGGGACGGTTTGCAAGTCCGTTATATGTAGGTTCGATTCCTATCGCTCACTCCAAATTTTTGCGGGTATAATTCAGTGGTAGAATGTCACTTTGCCAAAGTGAATGTCGTCGGTTCGAACCCGACTACCCGCTCCAGAGCTGTTGTAGATCAGAGGTAGATCGCGATCTTGGTAAGATGGAAGTCCCCAGTTCGATTCTGGGCATCAGCACCAATATAATGGATCCTTAACTCAGTGGAATAAGAGTGTCTGTCTTCGAAACAGAAGGTCGGCGGTTCGAATCCGTCAGGATCCGCCATTTTCCGTGGTGTCTATAGTGTAATGGGAGCACCACTCTCTGTGAAAGAGTAAGGATGAGATCGAAACTCATTAGACACCCCAATTATGCCGCTTTAGCTCAGTTGGTAGAGCACATGCCTGAAGAGCATGGTGTCCTTGGTTCAATTCCAAGAGGCGGCACCATTTATGGAGAAGCAAACCGATTGGCGACGGTACCTGTCTTGAAAACAGTTGAGCGTTAGTAACGCCTTGGGAGTTCGACTCTGCCCCTTCTCCGCCAGTGTTGTCAAAAAACAACATCAAATATAGCGATTGACATTTAAGTGAATGCTGTATATAATGTTGAAATAGTGCAGTAAACGATCTTTAACAAGTTGTACAAATTTTGCACCGTTCGACTATCGGTTAGGTCGCTACCCTTTCAAGGTGGAAAGATGGGTTCGATTCCCATACGGTGTACACATATTGAAGCACATTAATTGTCCCACAGAGGCCATTACTAATATCTGTATAGTGTGTTTCAATATGGTTCTGAGAAAATGCGAGGCCAAACAGCCCAACTATCAGGGTAAAACTGATTCCTACTTCCTGCTAGCCACAGGTTCTACCAGTAGGAGAGCTACCGTATGGCTCTTAAACAGATGATAGTAACCATAATCATTTTTTGGATGACGGGCGGCATTGGCGACCGCAGCTGACTGTAAATCAGTGCCTTCGGGAACGGGGTTCGAATCCCTGGTCATCCACCAAAACATGCTGTCTAATCAACAGCTACTCTGACCCAGAGGAAAGAAGTGGTGTGATAACCACGGGTGGTTCTGAGATTAAAAATCTCACAGTAGCAATACTGCGGTCTAACCTAACCGGCCTTGGCAATAGGATAATCCTCCCTGGTCGAGAAGCGGATGGAGGGCGGGCGTGATGGTTGATTTACTGATGCAGAAGGCGTATACACCCGGATGCAAGTGATGTAATAAACCTGATCTGCTATAGTTACCGCCGCAGGGAGGCAGCACCCGAATTTAGGTTCCATAGTATATAGGCGAGTATAGCGCCCTGTCACGGCGCAGGAACGGGTTCGAATCCCGTCGGGACCGCCAAAGGAAAACAAGGGAGAGCTGCGGTTTGAAATTATAGACCTCTTACCGCTCGCTCTTAAACAACAGAACAAGACCGTGTCCCATATTAGATTTAGGAAGGCTCCCATAATGGTATTGGAGAAGATTGCTAATCTTTCGCCCGGCGTAATCCGGGTTCGGGGTTCGAGTCCCCGGCCTTCCGCCAATTAGTGACATTATATCCAAAGGGCATTATAATGTTTATATAGTGCAGTAAACGATCTTCCACAAATAGCAGGTGTCAACAAAAGGTTGACTCCATATTGAAACACATTAGAATCTGTAAAAAGATCAGGGATGGTACACCGCCGGCCTCTCACAGAAAGTCGGTATAGACCGTAGTGTGTTTCAATATGGTAGGAGCAGAGTCTAGTGGGAAGGACAACCAGTGACCCCGGTACTTACGAAAACCGACCATCAATCGGGAATTAGTGAAAGGGCTATCTTGATAAACGGAGTAGCGGGAGAGAGTGATGCCTCAATGTGTCTACACCGGCCATAAATTATTGTGTAAACGCAACACCAAATTTCGGTTGACAATAATATCCGTTTTTGCTATAATATAAGTATAGTGAATAGCAAGGAGCGAACGAAATGGGCACCGCTAAGAAATGGTCACCCACTGATCCACAACACTTTGAGGGTAAGACTATTCGGGAACTACAGCTTCGGTTGGCAGAAGCAGAACAATTTGCACAACGCCACCCACAGTTTGAACTTGGTTGGCATAACGAATATCGGCAGGAACTGCGTCGCAGGATCGCTGAACAGATTGGCAAGTAAGGAGTATTGAAATGAGTTTCCTTAGTCGAAAAGAAAGATACGAGTTGCTCTGTGCTTTCAAGCGTGGGGACAACCCCAGGATCCCACAGCGGGCTCTGACCGAAGAGGAAGAGCAGTTCGTTCAGGAGTTTGCCCTAGAGAAGTTTGATCGGATCATGCAGGATCCTGAGGTTGTGGCTGTTATGCAAAGATTGAAGGAGCGTTAATATGAACGAACTAATTAAACAACTTGCTCACCGGGCATGGGTTGATAATGATAAGCTAGATGCCTGTGGCTATACAGACTTGCAAAAGTTCGCCGAGTTGATTGTAGAGGAATGTATAGGTATTGTAGAAAACCTAAGCCCAGGATACGCCGATTATCGTAACCAAATCGAAGATGCCTTCCGTAGAGACTGTGTTGAAAAAGTCAAAGAACATTTCGGAGTTGAATGATGCGTAATCGTAATGGTGATTTCT